CTCTGGCCTGTCCAGTTCCGCCACTCTCACGTTTGAGACTTCCGTCTCGACTTCGAAGCGGGCCAGGCTGCTAAGCTCTGCCTCTGCCGCTTTCCGGCTGAAGGTCTTCCGCTTGCTGTTCGTGATCGTTGCTATGGCGAAGTCTCCCGACAGGTCCATCTCCCCGGATTGCATTCCGGCCTTTAGCTCGGCCTCGCGCTCTTCGAGCGCCTTGATCTTCTGGCGGACGCTCAGCAGCTCATCCGCGGGCTTCATGTTGGTGGTCATCTCGTCTTCTCCTTGCGCTTCTGGTTTCTCCCCACCTTGATTTTCGAGGTGGGGTAAATCTGTCAGTTTCCGGCCCCATACCCAGTGCCGTCCCCACCTCCCCGCCCCCTAAAGGGGGAGCGGGTGGTGGTGGGGGACTTTTTGGCACGTTTCCCCACCTTGTGTTTTGAGGTGGGGAATAGGTGGGGTAAGTGGGGTGACGGCACCATTTCACTCGTCTCCGATCAGGTTTTTCCCGACCCCGATGAAGGGCACTTCGCGCCCCTTTGCGGGGTCCATGATGTGCTCGACACACAGCACATCTGTCTCGATCCAGTGCCGGATCATGGTCTTCACCTTAGACTTTTCCGACTTGTCGGAGAGGTCCATTCCGAGGATATGTGCGACGATTTTACCCACCCAATTTGCGGCCTGGACGTTCTCGCGCGGCAGGTCGTGGCCCAGAGAGAAGATGGCGGATTGCACTCTTTTCGCGTCGTCTGCCGTCACACCGTCGAAGGCGTCCGGCCATTGCCAGACTTCTGTCACCCCCACGCTATCCCCCTGTCCGAGATCCACGGACGCCATTTTCCGCCAGACGCGCTTCCCGGACGGGGCGAGGTTCGCCTTGTCCCGCGTGACAGAAAAGTATGTGGCTTCGTCATTCATGAGGCCGGCGTTTTCCCGCTCCGCGTCTGTCATTCGGTTCAGGACGCGGGCCGAACGAGCCGCGCCCAGAAGCGCCACAGCGCCCCTTGAGCTTTCCGATGATGCCACCTCGCCATTGAGCTTGCGGGTGTGGTGGACCAGCTCGATGGCGCAGTTGCACCGATCTGACAGGCGCGCCCACTCCTTCGCTACCATGTCGATGGCGCCGTTGTCGTTTTCGCTGACCTGATGCGAGGACACGAATGGGTCTACCACCAGAACATCTATCCCGCGGCCCGTCAGTGCCTCTGCCATGGCCTCTATCTCGGGCTTGAGTATCTTAACCCCTTCCCGGCCCTGAATGGCCGTGCAGAGCGTTCTTTCGCGCCCGCTGTCGAAGCATAGCCGGTCTTCGATGTCGGCCTGTGTTATGCCGTGGTGCATCATGGCGCCGATGATGCGGCGCTCAAGCTCGTCTCTCGGGTCTTCCAGGTTGTACAGCCAGACTCGCATGGGTTCCTTGACCCACTCCCCGAGAAGCTCCTTGCCGGACGCCATGGAAAGCGCCTCTACAATCGTCATGGATGACTTGCCAACGCCGCCTGGCGCGACAGTGACAGATACCTGCCTGCGCAGCAGGTGCTTGCCGTAAAGCCATGGCCTGGGGGCTATACTGGCCGGGTCGCGCCAGACAAAGATTGTCGGCTTGATCGGCACAACGCCTGTGGTCTCTGCCACGGCAACCCGCATGGAGGTGAGGATCGCGCCGAGGTCTTCGTCCCATGCATCGGCCGCGTCCCATTTCTCTGGCCTCCCTTGCGGTATCGAGAGGATCGACACGTCAAGGGCGCCCTGTGCCTCAAGATACGGCTTGAGCCTTTCGGCATATGCCTTGCCGGGCGCGTCGTTGTCGGGCCAGATCAAAACCTTTCGCCCCTTCATCGGGGACCAGTCTGTCTTTTCCAGAGGCGCCGCGGCGCCGCCCATGGCGGTTGTGGCGCAGATGTTCTGGCCGATCAGAGCATCCGCCGCCTTCTCCCCCTCGACTATGACGATCTCAGGGGATCTGATGATGTCGGGCAGGTTGTATAGCGGCCGGTGATCCGGCGCCCTGTGCTGCCGCGTTGCCACGTCCCAAGGCCGAAAGACCTTCTTCGGTTTTTCATCTTCGATCCATTCGAAGCGGTCCACCTCGGCAACGATGTTGTGGTTCGCGTCGTGGTACTGGTAGGTATGAGCTGGCTTGCCCCATGCCTCGCCGCCCTTCGGTTGCTTGCGGGTCGGTGCGCGCCGGGGGACGGTAGCAGCGGCGCCGGTATACAGCGCCGCATCCCTGATGGTCTCACGGAAGCTGGGAAGGCCGCGCGCAGCCTGCCACAGCGAAAATATGTCCCCGCCGTCCGCCGTCGCAAAGTCATGCCACAGGCCCGCCCGCTCGCCATGAAGGACGACGTTCAGACTTTCCCCCGCCTCGCCAGACAGGCTGCCGATGTAGAAGGTATGACCCTTGGGGTCGGAGAAGCCGTTTGGGTAGAGATACCCCAGAACGCTTTCCAGTTGCCCCAGCAGGGCCGCCCTCACTTCGTCTCGGTCGTAGCTTTCCGATGGCTGTGTTGACGCCCATGACGGGGCAGGAGGTGGCGTCCCGCCTTGCACCGGGGCGCCGTTGAAGTCTCCGAACAACACATTGGTCATGACCAGCAAAGCTCCGAATACGGGCAGAATTTGCAAGAAAAGCTGTCCGGGTCATCCGTCACGCGAGGCATGACTTCACCATGCGACGTTGCTTCGAGAACCTGCGCAGCCTTGTCGATGTTTTCCTGTGCCAGAACCTGGTTGAACGGCACGAACTCGACATGAATGTCGCAGGTATCGGCGTTCAGGGCAACAAAAACGGCGGGATGCTCTGCAAGTTGCAGATAGGCTTGGTAGACGGCGACCTGCGCGGCGTACTTCGGATAAGCCTTCGCTACGCCATGCTTGACAAGCTGCGCATACCCTTTGGCCCCTAGGCATTTAGCTTCGAACAAGGCGGGATACTTGAATCCCTGCGGACCACCCACAATGACGCCATCCACATGCCCTTTGAACCGATCATCACAGTCGGAGAAGCCGAACTGCTTGCCGTCACGGCCCTTGGTCTTTAGGGTAAAGCCCGCGTCTCTGATCCATCCGATGATCCATTCCTCGGCCTCATGGCCGCGGCGGAAGATCCGCCTCGTCTTGGGGCTGAAGCCAGATCCATCGTTCTGTTTGGCGCCGGTGTAATCGTACTGCAGGCGGCGCTTGCATGGCTCTCCTATCGCGGACGCGCCCAGATAGTTTCGGGGCGCTTCCTTGGCTCGGTCAATGGCTGCGTCGATCAGCGAGACGAACTTGTCGCCAAGCAGGTTTGTGCTGTTGAAGTCTATCACTTCATCCATCCGATGCTGTCCATGAACGGGTAATTTTCTAACGACGTTGACGGTGACTGCCCATATTCGAACCTGGCGCTTCTGGCGTTTGCAATCGCAGATGGCATAGACCTTATGCCTAGCGTGGTTTTCAGAATGCGAGGCTGAAAGTCCATAAGGCTTCTTGGAAGCATGGTGATCCCATATTCCTCATCGTCTTCCTTGTAGAACGCTCGGAACAGGTCAGGGACCGGGCGAAGAAAAGATCCATATCTTCCTGTTGGGAATAATGGCCTCCAATAAAGCGCCGTGCCCTTGTGATGGCCGATCACGCGAACGAAAAGCGTTCCGTGCGCCGGCTCTGGCACTGCGCCAAGAAGGATCAGCCCCCCATCCGAACCTCTGCCCTCAAAATCCGGCAAGATCGGCGGCATATCATGCATGCTGTCAATCTCATACCGTTCGTTGAACAGCCAGTCAGGGTCGCCCTTCACCTCGACATAGTGGGTTCTGTCGCCAAGTCTGATCCTGAAGTCAGGCAGGTATCTGGCGCCCCCTTTCTGAAATCCTTCCGGTTCGTACTCCCACTTGATCTTCATGGTTTCGAAGAAGACCGCCCAGCGGGCTTCCAGGCGGCTTCTGAATAGGCACCCCATGAACTTTGTCTCGATAGCTTTCATTGGGTGGCTCCTCAAAATGGGATCTGGCGTTCGTCGCCAAACGCTGCCGCGGTCTGTTCGCGAAGGCTGCGCTGCACGCCCTCCATCGCGGCCCGGATCAGCCCTGCGATCTCGTCCTTGCTGAAGGACGACATGACCTCGATCTTGTCGATGGATTGCAGGAACTCTGCCACGTCTTGCCTGGCGGCAAGAATGGCTGTGATTTTCTCTTGTGGTGTTGGAAGGATCATGTTTTCCGCCTCTGGCTTAGGGAAACATCCACACTCTGTCCACAGGTTCGGCAGCTTTCCCTTTAGGGGGTTTGGTCCGAGCATTGCATCGCAGATAGAGCATCGGAAATTGGGTCGTATTCTAGACATGACAATTGGTCCTGCGAACGCTGGACGACAAAGCCGCTTATGGCGGCAACTGCTAATTTTCGAAGGTCAGCCCTGTTCAGGCTGGATATGGGGCGTGACACATTCCACGAGCTAAGAGGCCCGTCGATCATCATTTGCACCGCACGATCAGTGGCGCGCTTGTCGGCTTCGTCGGCGGGGGATGGCGGGGCGCCCTGCGGCGCCCCCTTTCCCCTTACTCCAGCCATGCCGGCTTTGCCGCGGATGCGGCAGCCTTCGGCGCAGCGCCACCAGAAGCGCGAGGCGCTTCAGCCGGGGCAACGCCTTCCATGCACGATGCATAGTCCTTGTGCGTGACGCCGATCACAGACTGGATGATATTCTTGGCGTCATACCCTTCCTGCGGCTTGTCATGCTCGACCAGCGCGACGAACTCGATCCCGTCAAGATCGCCGATGGTGTTGATGCGCCTCGCGGCCATGGCACGTTCTGACATGTCTTCCGCCCTGATACCGGCCCGGCTCTCCAGAGCCGCCCGGATGAATGTGCGCCCCATGTTGCCCCATGTCGGCCCCTTCGAGCTGTAGAGGCCGATGTTGGAAAACACTTTGCGCTTGTTGTACTTGCCGCCGATCACGGTGAACTCGCAGCTCAGATACACAGCGCCCGTGGTTTCGCTGCGCGTGGCATATCCGCCGGTCCAGCCTTGGGCCTCGTCGTTATACCCGCCAGGGCGGATCTTCATGTGGACCTTGACCGGCGTGCGGCTCGGGATCAGTTCGAACGTGTTGCTCTGCTCTTCGGCAGTCGAAAAGTCATTCCATGCCATGATTTTTGCTCCTATCAGGCTGCTTCTTCGGGAAGTTCGGTGGAAAGCACATCGACGCGCTTCCCGGATCTGATCTTGGCAAACAACTCGCCAAGATGCGGCTTTTCGATCATCGAAAGACGGCCGCTCCGGTCTTTCGCCGGATACCCCCAAGTGTTCGGGGAGGTGCAGACGAGGCCGCGATACTTCACGCCATCTTCCGTGGAAAGCTCCTGAAGCGTCAGGACCTCATCCACGATACCGGGAAGCTCGCGTCCGACCTTTGAACCCTCGATCTGCGGCAGCCATTGCGAGCGCCCATATTCGTCTTCCTTGTTGTCCAGGATGCCGACGAAGATGATGTTGAGGTTGCGGGCGTGCTGAAGGTTGCGAAAGCCATGCGAGCATCTGGCGCCCGTGAAGCCCATACGCCCCCCTTGTATCCGGCTTTCCGGTCTTTTCGCTGAATGCCTCTGGCTGGCCCTGCGCCCACTGGAAGCACAGACGGCCGGCGACCGTGATGCTGTCGATAAAGATGGTGTGGTAGGCCGACATGGCTTCGGCGGCGCCATCCACGTTCACGGCGTCGAAGTGGGCTTGGCTGTAAGGCTGGTCATCCCGAAGGGCCGGGTTCGGCCCGCCGATCAGCGCGGCCATGTTCCGGCAGTCATTCCACGTCCGTGGCCGCACGGTATCTCCCTGCCAACCTTCCACGGCCAGATCTCCAGCCTCTAGATCGAAAAACAGCGTCCCTGTTTCAGGAAGCGTCTTCAGTAGGGTGGTTTTCCCGGCCCCACTGGGGCCAAGGATGACGGCCTTGATGCCGCCTCTTTCTTTCATCCTGTCGGATGCCTTGATGATTTGCAGTGACATCGCTTTGGTTGCTCCTTTAGCGTGCTTGCTCCGTTGCTGTGTCGCGGGTGAGGCGAGGGCACAGCAGGTGGAGCGGACCTTGCGTCTTGGACGCGACCCCCGCCTCAATCTCTATTTAGCCCATCGCAGCCCATGCCACGCCAGAAGCGCGGCTTCGGCTCGCCCATCGTCCTTGACGCGCGCCCATTGCGCGGCATCGTCGGGGAACATCTGGGAAGCCTTTTCCCGGCTTGCAGACTTGCTGCTAGACAGGCCCAGCGCGGCCTTCCACTCGGCGGGGCGCACCTCTTGCGTCGGGATCGAGAGCCACGCCAAAGCGCCCTTCAGCGTTCCGAACGCCTCGGCGATCTTCGTTGCATTGGTGACGCCGATCATTTGCGGATAGAACGGCCGCTCCAGAACGCAAAGGCGCACGACTGGCATTGCCGAAAGCATTTCGTGCAGAGCAACCGTCGTGTCCGGCATGTCGAACGTTTTGACACGGCGTTCGCCTGTATCGAACAGCGCGAAGGCCCCATGCTTTCCCGGATCACAGCCCAAGATATTCATTCCGCCGCCCCGGCATTGACCTTGCGGGCCTCGCCCAGAACGGCCTGGCGCATGAACGCGGAGACGGTGGCGATGCGCTTTGCGGCTGCGCCTTTGACCTCTTCGACCTCTTCCGCGGATAGCCGGATCTTCAGATTTTCATTACGCGCCATGGCGTTCTCCTCTTTTGGTATGGGGCCGAATATACCACACTTGCCCCACACTGCAAGCACTAAATCCCCCCACAATCAGACGCCCCCGCCAGCGATGACGGGGGC